CTCGACGAACTTGTTTTCAAGCGCGACTATTGCTCGCGTTGAATTGGCTATGGCGTCCTTTGGACTGAACGCTTTCTGGATCTCCGGCATCCGGGGAGCCACTATCCGCCGCACTTCCTCCGGATTGAACACGCCGTTCTGCAGGTAAATATTGAAAATCTCGGCCTGGTCTTTTTCGTCTATGGCCCGCTTGTTGAATTGGAACGACCAGTCGTTGATGCCGAAGCCATGCCGGATAACGTGCTTGGTCAGCTTCTCAGCCAGCCGCATCTGGAACGGCGAGATGGTCTCATCATAGAACGTGGCGGTCTGATGGTCGCCGGTGCCCGCGCCGATATTGCCCGTCCCGCTGATCGACACCTTGCTGGGCGACACGCCGTAGACCGCCAGTATCTCGTTCCTGGTGAACTCCCGGAGCTCCAGGAACTCCATGTCCTTCTGCGTCGTGCTTATCTGTTTGAACTCGATGTCGCCTTCAAGCACCAAATCGGAATGCGCCAGGTCAGGATTCTTGGCTCGGGCGGCCATATACTCGCGGTTGCGCTCCACCTGCTCCGGGGTGGCGTCCTTCATGATGAACGCGCCGCGTATCTTAGCCCCGTTGACGAAGAACGCTCTGTTGTATATCTGCGCGTATTTGTCCACCGTGACCGGCAGGATCAGTGAAGCCAACGGAGACAGACCGTACAGGGTAGCGCCCTTGGTCCCCAGTTTGAAGTGGATTACTTCCCTGGGCAGGAATTCGACCTTTCCTGGCTGGCTCCTGGGAGTCTGGACGTAGCCCAGTATAGCGCCATGCTCGTCCGCTTTAACTCGCATCGTGGTCGCATCCAGATTCCATAGCTCCTTGGGCTTGCCGTCCGCGCCATAAACGACTTCGAGGAACGCGTTGCCGAACACATAGACGTCGCGGGCGATGTCGTCGAGTATCTCAAGGAGGGTGTCATTGGGGTTGCAGTTGGCGAAGAATTCCTGCAGCAACTCGGCATTGTCCGAAGCCGCGTTCGTTTTCGCTGGCGACAAGGAGTAGCCCCTAGCCGTCACTGCCTTGCAGATTACGCCCACGACGGCCCTGACGAACGATGTCTGCTCGTACATACGATTGAAAATCTCGAAATCTATATCCGGCAGGATGCCTTCGGCCGAGGACGGCAAGCCGGAGACGTACGAGATTATCTGTTTGGAAGATTTTTCGACTTCCTGGCGTATTGCATCGCCAAGTAATATTTTTATCAGCCTTGTTTTTAAGTCCATATTTTCCGTGAAAGTCCGTATCTCCTGCATTTTGTATAATCAAAAACTGGAGGTGGGTTATGATCCGTATTTGTTCTTATGACTTTTGCGATATTAAGGGAGATGAGTACGATAGAGAAATTCCCGAAGGCGAAGCATATGCTTGCAGTAAATGCGGGGCTAAAAAAGCGTTTCACAAAGCATGCGTCGAAAAACACATAAAAGAAAAACATAATGGCAAAGCAGAGGCTAAAAAATTGCCAGATGTTGATTTTCCAGGACCAGTTGGATTCGGCTCTCGTTAAGAATATTTCGTTCATAAGTTGCCATTCTTGAGGGAAAAACCAGCGGGGTTTCGGAACCGCCCCGAACCCTTGAGATTGGGAATCTCACGGCTCTCTCTTGAGCCCTCCCCCGCGTCTATCCACCATTTAAGGTCTCCGTTCTTTGGATACTCTCTGCGCCAGTTGAATGGTGACGCTTTTATCAGCGCCTTCATAAGCTTGTGCGAGCATAAAAATTTGCAGTACCTGAACTGGTATCCCGATATCTTGATGAGCCCTATGCTGCGTGTGAAGCCGCTTTCCCGGGTACCATAACGGGTTATCAGAAGCCTAGGGTGAACTACCTCTCCGTCCTTGGTGCAGTAGAACTGGCTCTTAATAAAGCCCCCGTAAAGCCAGCTGGCCGACTGGTACACATATCCGGGCTTTCCGCGCAGGCCGTCGGCCCAGCTGAACAGCACGTGAACACCAGGGAAATCCTGCTTGATATGCAGGCAGCACAGCCGCAAAAACATGCTTTCGGTATTGCGCGGCATCTCGTCCAGCACGCAGAATCTGTTGAGCTCCAGATAATTGCCGACGCCGAGCGAGGGGAACAGGCGGCGTATCGTATGCATTGGCCGCGTGCCGAAGCCCCAGAGCGCCACTCCGACCAGCTTGTCCTTATTGAACAGGCCATAGGTTATCTTCGTTATGGGCGGGCAGATGACGGCATAATGGTGCGCCGCTATAAATTCCCTGCCTGCCTGGTTTGATATGGGTGCTATTCTCAATTCGGTCATAAGTCGTCCGCGAACACTATCCTCGGTTCCATCCGTTGCGTCTCGATGCCCTGGATGGCGAGCCACAAGGCGTCCAGCATGTCCTCCGTGCCGTGGGGAAAGTGGAGCAACTCTTCCTCAATCTGCGTCAGCCAGTTCGTCCCATTGGGCTTAGGGAGACGTATCGCGCCGTTTTCGAACAGAGGTGTCAGGCCGCGTATCCTGGCGTGCTTGTCGTCCGAGGCGTTTATCGTCTTGAGCGGCATGCGCCGGGTTTCCTCGTCCGTACGCAGGGATTCGGCGAAGGCGGCCTGATAGCCGTTGGATTCCACGGCTATGAGGCGCGGATGGTGCAGGTGGTATACACGCTTGGCGGCCTTGAGCTGCTCATTGAACGGAATCCTGTCGCGGTAAGCGTCAATCACGTAAACATTGCCGGCTTTATCCTTGCCGATGACGCAATAGGCGTACCTGGAGCTGCCCTCCCGCCTTGAAATGGCCAAGTCAATTCCGGCAAAGACCGAGAGCCCCTCAGGCAGTCGGTCATACCTGGCGGAATCAAGCCAGGCCGCCTTGAAGTCGGAGCCTTCGTTTCCGCTCGGGTCGTTGAGATAGAGGCAGTTATAGGAGCTTGTTCCCAACTGAGCTTTAAGCGTTGCCAGTTTTTTGGCGCTGAACTTTTCGGGGAAGAGGATATGTCGCTCGCCAGCCTCGTCCACGTGTTCAGCGGCTAGGTCAACGACCTTCCAGTTGGCGAACCCCGGGTCTGACTTGATGAACCCGGCGATGTCGTCCGTATGCCAGCGGGTCATGACCACGATTATCTGGCCGCCGTCGTCCAGCCTGGGGAGGAGGTCTTTCTGAAACCATGTTATCACCTTCTGTCGTTGGTTCGGCGTCTGGGTGTTCCGGTTGCTGCACGGGTCATCCACGATAACCAGGTCCGGATGCTGGCTGACCACGGTCCCGAGCACCGAGGCGACGGCTATGGACGGTTCCTTGCGGATTTCGGTTCGCGGTATCTGGATACGTTCCTCGGTCCAGGTGTCGGCCGTAAGGTCCCAGTGGCCGTATTGCTCACGGAAATTGGAGTTTTGGGTAAGGTGGCCTTTCAGCTCGCGCAGGAATCCTTTTGCGTTGTCTAATACCTCGTTGACTAGTAGAATCCGCAGGTTGTGATCCTCCGTAAGCCGGAAGAGTGGATAGGCTATGGTGCAGGCGGTGGTTTTGAGGTGGCCGACCGGCGCGAGCAGCAGGATGAACTGCTCTTTGAGTAGAATGTCGAACCATGACAAGTGCAACTCGGTCAACTGGCTGTAGCCGAGCACTTCTTTTGCGAAGAAAAATAGGTCTTCGAGCCTTTGCGCGTGGTCTTTCATAGCCTATAAACAGCCGTGTGAAGAAAACAGCCGTTTGTGCGAAGAATGAACGAACTGTTTCTCATAGGGCGGTTTCGTACAAAAAATATATGGGGAAGTCCCATTGGAATGTGCGAAATAAAATTGTTGGGGGAGCATGCGCGGTTCGGCTTCGGATTTTTACGCAAATTTTCCGGCCTGCGTCGCGGGGCGTTCCCCCGACGGGGAAAGACTAAACATAATGCCGCATTATGTCTAGTGAATTCCGCGTTAATCGGCGTCATTCTTGTCCTCTTTGGCCTCTCCGGGCCCGGCCTCGACCTCAGTTGGCTCCGGCTCATCTGAGCGTTGGACGGGCCGGTCGCCCAGGCTTTCAGAAGCAGTTTTTTCTCCTGCTGATTTCTTGCTGAGGTATTCCCGTACGGTGATCCGCAGCTCCTTGGATTTCTCAATGACCCGCTCCGGGACCGCGTTCCTTCCCGCGAGCATTCCGAACTGCGCCTGGCGGTCAAAAAGCTCGCCCATAACGGATACCAGGTCGCGTATCGATGCCTCCGGTAGCTTTCGCTTGATTTCCTTGAGCGTGAGAAAAATAATGTCCCAGGCCTCGCGGGTGAGACGTGCTTGGATTCTGGCAACTGCGGGATTTGGCCCTTGTTTCTCGGACATGAACCGTGCGGCATTGTCGAGCCAGTATTTGACTGTGGATTTTTCGACGCCGAGTTCCCTTGCGATGGCGCTGAGCCGCGCCCCGCTCTCGAATTTTGCGATAGCGGTTTGAATTGTTTCATTTGAGTGTTTTTGTGGGCCTTTGCGTTTCATTGAGATAATCCAGTTTTAAATCACGCCGGAATTTGCGGTGGTACTCGCGTATGTACTTCCGGCGCCAGGGGCGGATGCAGTTCCTGTGAAGATGTTGATTAGGGAACGAGGGGTGTAACCTCTTCCCGCAGTGTTCGCATCTCCTTGGCTCATACCGCCTTCGATCTATTTTGGACGCTTTCATTCTCAAAGTCCATAAACTGTTTAAATTGTTAACGCTCGTGGCACTATCTCTATCGTCTTCCTCCCAGTTAGTTGCCAGCAAATATTTGACGACTTGCTGAAGGCTTGACGCATGGGTGACCATGCACGTTTCTTGCGATGGATTGAAAGTTCCGATTTAATCCACATAATGGCGACTTTGCGGTGATATGCGAACACGTCGCAGAACTCATCCAGAATTCGCGTTTTCATTTTCCTGTTCCTGCCTGCCGCAATATAGCGTTGTAGAATCAGGTCTCTATATTGTTCCTCCAAATCCTTTTGCCTTTGCGTGACTTCGTCTATGGCTCGTTTGAGACGGGAGGTACGATCCGCGCATAGAATCAACTCGCGGAAGAGAGTTACAGCATGAGAATTAATCGTCACGGGTCTCATTGCACAGCCAATGCTCGGTAATTTCATGCCGTTGCGTTGCCGTTTCATAAGGGGCGGCCCTGCACACGGCCCTTGGTAATCACGCGCACGCTTATGTCGCTGACCAGTTTCGGTAAGGCGTCCTGGAGAGTCTCAAGAACGTCTTCGGCCCAGAAGTCTCGAAACGTCTGTTCGGAGAGCATTCTTCGGATATCCTCCCGGACCAGACGCTGAAACTCCTTGGTGCGGATAAATTTTTTAATCTGCTTTTCCACGGCATCGTTGAGAGTGTCGAATCCAAGGTTCTTGATCAATGCCTTGCCGAACATATAAGCGGTGTCGTAAGAGAAGCTGTCCAGGACGGCGTGTTTGTCTTCATCGCGCTTTTCTTGTTTCGTCTGTGTCATTGTTTTCATCGTTTTATTCCTCCCCGTGGTATCCTACCCTTCGACATGGTGTTCTCCTTTCGTGTCTATGATATTCGGCGGCTGGTCGTGTCTGTGTATTCTGTAAACCCCGGCGCGTAAGTGTTCCCAGACCTCAGCCAGCGGCCAGATTGAAAAAGTCTTCTTGCGCCTGACTGCTACCGCGCCAGAGGTAACCTGGATGAACCGCACTTCGTTCGGTTGCCGGATGGCGACTAAATCAAACGCGCCGAACAGATCCCGCGCGCAAAATACGATGCCCCGTCCCGGCATCCAGCCGGGCTTGCCGAAACCTCGTTCCACCAGATAGCCCTGGCTTTTGAGGTAGTCGGCCACTTTCTTTTCATGCCGGTTGCCCTTTGATCTATTATTCATTGCGCCTCCCATGCGGACGTAGCGGACGCAGGCTCCGTATATACCCGTCACGCGTGCGCGCGTACGCGCGTGTAACGCCTTAACCGGAAGCTGCGTCCGCTGCGTCCGCAGTATTCAAAAAAGCCTTTAAAAACAAGCGTTTTCATAAGATGGTCTCCTGGACCGCATTCCCTTTCAGGCCAATGCCTTGGAAAGCGCGGTTGCGACTGTGTCCTGACCGCCGCCGCTTAAATCCGCGTTTATCCAAGTCGTCCGAAAACCGCCGTTTTGTGCCGATATACTCGCCGGACTTGTCGGCCCATGCTTTCCATGAAGCGAAAAGGTCGTCAGTAACGGATTCTGCGTTTGAATCTTTAACGCACTCTTCATCAATCCACCGGCCTAACGCATCCTCGGACTCCAAATATTCTTCCGTGGCTGACAGAACCGAAGACGGCGGCTTAAGCCCGGTTTTTTGCCATTCAAGGCAGCCGTCCAGCATCCAGCGCAGTATGCCGTCTTTTTCTTCAAGCAGCCGGTCGGTCAGGGATTGGTCGCGTTTCTCGGGGGGGATAGTGACCGTGAACGGCACCAGGTGCAGCCTGCGCCGCATAGCTTCGTCCACGTCGCGGATAGCCGGTTTGTTGTTTCCCGCGATAATGAGCTTGAACTGCGGTTTATACTCAAAGAAATCCTGCCGCATGAACCGTGCCGCGATTCTATCGCCTCCGGTGAGCGACTTTATTTTCGCTTCAGCCCAGCGTTTGCCTTTCTCCACTTCAATAGAAGTGACGAGCCTCGCCCCGCGCAAACCCGCTAAATCGGTGGGATGTTTCTCGCTTTTATTTTCCAGGAAGGTGTCTATCGGCGCGCTTACGGCGTAATCGTCCATGACCGCCGATAAAGTGTTTAAAAAAACCGACTTGCCGTTCGCGCCCGTGCCGTAAAGAAAAAAAAGCGCGTGTTCGATAGTGACGCCGGTCAGCGCGTATCCGGCCATGCGGGCGAGGTATCGCTGCATCTCGCCGTCTTCGCCGGTGATGTCCGCCAGGAATCTCATCCAGGTCGGAGCGCCGCCTTGCGGCGTCGCGGCCGTTATTTTCGTCAGGCAGTATGCCCTCGCGTGCGGCTTGAGCCCGCCCGTGCGCAAATCCGCGATGCCGCCGGACGTGTTGAGTATCCACGGATCGCGGTCCCAGTCCTCTATTCCCGCCGCGTGTTTGCGGTCGGCCTTGGCCAGCCGTTCCACGGCAGCCACGGTGCTCGCGCTGGCTACTTTGGCCGCGATATTGGGTTTTAGGCAGCGGGCCGACGCCTCGCGGCAGACGCGCCGCGCGAGGTCGAACGCTCTAAGAGTCGTTTCCCGAAGCCAGCGCTCGCCGCTCCAGTGCAGCCAATGCCCCCAGGCCGCGACATAACGCCAGTCGTCCGCGTGTTTAGCGGTGAATTTGAGCGCCAACGCGTCGTCCGTGAACCCCGGCGGCATGGCGTCATCATCCTGCTCCGCCGGCGGATAGCGGCTTATGCTTGAGGCGATATTGTCTATCTCGCTGTCCGGCAACGGCGGCTGGCAGCGTTGTGCGTTGACGGCCATGAGTGCCGCTTTTATCTCTTCGGCCGCCATGCCGCGCCTGCGCATCGTCCCCGCGAGACTGGTTAGCGTCGCGTTGCGCGAGCCGTCCAGCAAAGCCCCTGTCAGCCTGGTCGAGGGCGTGGTCTTGCGCCCTTTCTGGCCGTTCCGGGCTAAAGCCAGTATCGCTTCAGGGATAGCCGATATCTGCGCCTCAGGGTCAACCCATTCGTAAGGCTTCCCGTCTATAGTGGAGCCGGGCGCGACGACGTATCCGCCGTCCGCTTTCAGGTCCACTCCCGGCAATAAGCCGTTCCTGCTGCGCAGGCCGCCTTCGGGGCACAGGTAGTAAAGGTGCCAGCCGCCGCTTGGCGTGGAGGCCGTCAGCGTGGACGCAACGCCGCCGTTGAGAGACGCGATGGACTCCCGGCCCTTCGCTCCGTTTTTAACGTCCACGTCCACCGCCAAAATATGGGACGGCGCGCCTGTGGCTATGGCGATATTGGCGTTCGGATGCCCGGTCCACCACTTTGTTATCGCTTCCGGCGACATGGAAGCGTCTTTGAATCCGTTCGCTGTCAGCGGACGCTTGGTATTGGGGACCAGAGGAAAGACGGCCCATCCCTGTTCGGCGTAAGCGAGGGCGCGGTCAAGAGGCGCGCGTTGATTGCCTCCCATAGCTCAGAAAGGGACGGTCTCGTCGTTGGCCGTTTCCCGGCACTCATCTTTTTTATGCTTGAGCAGTTCCCGCCCACTCTTGAACGCGTCCTTGCGCGGAGCCGGCAATGCGTCGGGTTCGGGGTGCGTGTCGGTGTAGACCTCCTCTATAAAGTTTTTCTCGTTAGTGTATGTGCGCCCGTTGACGACCTTGTCGTAAGTCGTCACTCCCAGGAGCGCGCGAAAGCGCCGCCCCTGGAAATCGGACTCTTCGAATGAGAAATCACCGTCGTATTGCAGGCCGACGGCGTGCAGGAAATGCACGGCCATGCCGTGGCCCGGATTGGCTTTCTCGCCGGTTCCTCTTGGAATCCACACCACGTTGTGCCACACGCGTTTTCCGAAATGCTCGCCCTCGTCGGCTATCTCGCATTCCAGCTTGGTGATGGGCGTTCCGGGGTTTTTGCCGCCCTGCGTCACCTCGCCGTCTGAGTGATCCGCTATCTGCAGGGTATAGATGCCGCGCGGCGCGGGGCTAAACTGTCCGCCGCCTCCTTGCCCTGTGGTTTCCGCTTCCGCGTCGCCTCTGTAGTTGATTCGCGCCATGATTACTTGCCTCCTTTGGCCTTTGAGGCCGGTTTCTTGTCGGCCGCTTTTGCGGGCTCAGTCGCCGGGGCCTTAGCCTCGGCCGCCGCCTGGATGGCGGCCCACTGGTTGGCTCTTGGCAGGGTGATAGTCTTGTCCTCCAGCTCTGGGATTCTCGACCCCCAGGTGCCCAACGGCCCGCCTTGGAAGCTCACGAAGTACTGCGTCGCGTTGCCGACTTGTTTTTTGTAGCAATGTCCGATGGCGTCGGCTTGGGCGGCGATGTAACCGCCGAGTTTGCCGGGAACCTGAATACCGGCCGGGACCACGATCCGCCCGTCCGAGTCTATGCGCGGCTCTTTGCTATGAGAGACGAGCACGGCGAGCTTGCCGGAGGCCTTGAGGTAGCCGATGAGCTTCTCGAACTTGCCGCGCAGCTCCTTCCAGACCGCGAAGCCGTTGACGCCCTCTTTGCGCTCGCTGATGCTCTCCAGGTCGTATTGCGCCGCGACCTCAGCTTCGAACCAATCGCTGACGACGTCAAGGCTGTCGATTACAATGGCCTTGGCATTCGTGTCGTCCACGACGGCGACAACAGCCTGACGGAACGTGTCGAGGTCGGGGATTTCCTGAATCCATCCGTCAATGCGGTCGGCGCCGCCCCGCTCAAGTTCCAGCAGAACGGCGTTCGGAATGCTGGCCGATAAGGATGTTTTGCCGGCTTTCGGGAGCCCGGCCAGAATCCAAAGGCCGTCGGTCGGCATGCCCGTTTTCAGCTTGCCCCGGGGCGGGGCGAGCTTGAACTTCGGCGGCGGGGCTTGTTTGCCTTGCGCCGGTGTTTCAGGTGTTTCTGTGTTCATTGTGGTCTCCTTTGTTCGCGTGATTTTCCGCTGCTAAAACGGAAATGTTTTTTTCGCTTTTGACTTCGGCGCGGCCGCCTTGGCGGCGGTTGCCGCCTCCTCTGCGCGTACGATTTTCGTGCAAAAGTCAGCCTCGCCGATAAGGGGAACTCTATTGGAGAGATCCATTGCCGCAGCGTTTAGGAAGCCCTTTATGGCCGCAGAGAGGTCCGTGACGGGCCGTCCCTCGGAATCATATGGCGGTTTTTTGCCGAAGCGGACAATTTCGGCCCAAGAGACATCAATGCCGTACTGCTCGGCAAGGGCTACGGCATAGCCGCCGACCTGATATGGATACTCGTTGCCGTAAAAGCCGGACGAGGTCTTGAGGTCTACTATCCCAAGGCCGCCGCGAGTGGCTGAATAGCCAACGGCATCCAGGCGGCCGCCGAAGCGGTGTTCGAGGGAGGCGACGGGCAATTCAAGAGCGACGATCTCAATATCGCTCTGCATGCGCCAGCGTTTGAAGTCGCGGGCGGGCTCGGTCAGTTCCGTTGGAATATCGGCGGGTTCATTCCCCTTGATTATCGCCTCGCAAAGGGCGTGCACCTGTGTGCCGAGGTCGGCGGCGTCTTTTGCCTTGCGGCGGTGCGCGCCGGACGCATCCTTGGCGATCTGATCGAGCGTTTCCGGCGTTAGTGCCCTGGAACCCAGGCGCAGGAGTTCGGCCTTGAAGTAACCTGCGGCCTCGCGCGCGGCCCAGCCCACGAGGGCCGGCTTATCCAGGACCTGCAGTATGCCGGTCACGGATTTAAGCGGCCCTATGGATTCGCCGGAGGGGAGTATTATGGTGTACTTATGGTTTACATCGCTCACCGCGTATCTGGGCTTGGGCAGTGTGACGGATGCCTGCGGCGTTTCAGTCTTTTGCATGTTGTTGTATGCCTCCAGCCAGGCGTTCGACCCGGAAACCTTCCTCGCCGAACTGCTTTATAAGGAAACCTGACATCAGCTTGGCCAGATGCTCGCCGCACTCGGTTCCGCCTTCTATGAGACAGACCGGGCGCGTGGGGTTCAGTTTGTAGTCTGTTTCCAGCTTCAGTTTGGCTTTGCCGTAGACGAGCTCCGCCTCCCGC